TTCTACAGAGTGGGCGAGTGGGACTTTCGAGGACTTTAAGGGGTACATACACAGTTTCGATTGGGAAAATAGTATGGCTCTAGCCCATAACACGATGTTCGATGGGGCCATACTGTCTTGGTTGTTTGGTGTAAAACCAAAAGTATGGGCAGACACACTGTGCATGGGTAGAGCGGTGCATGGCATAGAGGTCAGCGGTAGCTTGAAAGCGATGGCTGAACGCTACGAGATCGGTGTGAAAGGCACTGAAGTTCTTAATGCGCTTGGTAAAAGAAGAGAGGACTTTGATGACGAGGCTTTGAGTCTTTACGGCGACTACTGCGTAAACGATGTGGAGTTGACGCACTCGCTGTTCAACATAATGGCTGACAAGTTTCCCAAGAAAGAGTTGAAGATAATAGATACGACCCTGCGTATGTTTATCGAGCCGGTTCTTGATCTTGATACACCGTTGCTAGAAGAACATCTTATAAATATACGTGATCGAAAAGACGAGCTTCTGATCAATGCAGGCATAGAAGATAAAAAAGATCTTATGTCTAACGACAAGTTTGCTGGTCTGCTCAGGGATAATAATGTATCTCCGCCAATGAAGATAAGTCCTACGACAGGCAAAGAAACATATGCTTTTGCTAAGACAGACGAAGGCTTTAAACAGTTACAGGAACACTGGAACCAAGATGTGCAGAACCTAGTGGCGGCTAGGTTGGGCAATAAAAGCACGTTAGAAGAGACACGCACCCAACGATTTATCGACATAGCAAAACGAGGGACTCTGCCGATTCCGCTTAGGTACTATGCAGCGCATACAGGCAGATGGGGTGGGTCAGACAAGATCAACCTACAGAACCTACCCAGCAGAGGCGAGAACGGTGGTGTGCTGAAAAGAAGCGTACTCGCACCTGATGGTCATGTTCTGATCGACTGTGACTCTTCACAAATAGAAGCAAGAGTGTTGGCTTGGTGGGCTGGACAGAAAGATCTGGTGGATGCGTTCCATAACAAAGAAGATGTTTATGTAAACATGGCGTCTCGCATATACAGATGTGACAGGGCATCGGTGACCAAGGATCAGCGTTTCGTGGGTAAAACCACGATACTCGGTGCTGGTTATGGTATGGGCGCACAGAAGTTTATGAATCAGTTAAACAGCTTCGGTGTCAACGTAGAATACAAAGAAGCCTCTAGGATTATACAAACTTACAGGACCACTAACCCCAGCATAAAGAAGTTGTGGACAGATGCGATGGAGTTGATAGAGCAGTTGTCTAAAGGTTTCTGTTTGCTTATCGGTGATGTAAACATAGTAGAACCTATCATCGGCATAAAAGCTGTAAAACTACCGTCAGGCTTATTGATGCGCTACGAAGATCTTAAGTTAGAACGAGACGAGTATGGGGCCGAGAACTATACTTTTAAGACTAGAAATGGTAGAAGCAAAATATATGGTGGTAAGTTTGTGGAGAACGTATGTCAGGCTGTAGCCAGATGCGTTATCGGTGAACAAATGCTAGAGATAGCGAAACGTTACAAAGTTGTGCTAACAGTGCATGACTCGTTAGTTGTATGCGTAAAAGAAGAGGAAGCAGATGAAGCAAGGCAGTACGTAGAGGATTGTATGCGTGCTGTACCTGATTGGGCCAAAGGTTTGCCTCTTGATTGTGAGTCAGGTGTCGGCAAGTCCTATGGGGGGTGTGGGTGAAAAACTGTAGAACTGTATAACTGACATGAATGCAGCACCTTGGTCGTTCAGTAAGATTAAATCGTTTCAGCAGTGTCCGAAACAGTTTTACTACGAAAAAGTTATTAAACAGTATCCGTTTAAGATGACTGACGCCATACGATACGGTGATGAGTTTCACAAAGCAGCAGAGAATTACATAAAAGGAGAAGAGCTAGACGCAAGGTTTGAGTATGCAAGAAGCGCATTAGACTCGTTAGATTCTAAGAAAGGTGATAAGTTATGTGAACATCGCATGGGACTTACTTCTGACTTAGAAGCCTGCGACTTCTTTGATAAAGATGTGTGGTTCCGTGGGATAGCAGACCTGTTGATCTTGAACGAAAGCGACAAACTAGCTTGGGTGATAGACTACAAGACAGGTAAATCTGCACGTTACGCTGACAAGGGACAGTTAGAACTCATGGCGTTAGCTACGTTCAAGCACTTTCCAGTTGTCAACACGGTTAGAGCTGGGCTGTTGTTTGTTGTCTCTGAAGAACTTATACGAGATAGTTATACAAGCGACGACGAGAACGGTCTGTGGCAGAAGTGGAGTGACAGGTTTGAGGATATGGAGGCAGCATACGACAATGATGTGTGGAACCCCAAACCCAGTGGCCTATGTAGACAGTGGTGCCAAGTGGTAGAGTGTCCACATAACGGAAGAAACTAATGCGTAGAAGATACAAAAGACCCTATAAAAAAGAATATCAGCAGCAGAAAGCCAGAGGCGAACATGGGAATCGGATGGAGCGCCAACGCGCCAGACGAGCGTTAGATAAGAAAGGCGTAAACAGAAAAGGTAAAGACGTAAGCCACAACAAGATGCTGAGTAAGGGTGGGTCGAATAAAGATGGGTACAGGTTAGAAAGCCCAAGCAAGAACAGGAGTAGAAACGGACATAAGAGAAAAAAGAATTAGGTTCAGTCGTCTTCCCCTTACATGTTGACACGCTGAACCTATAGCCAAAGGGGCTTACTCCGCCTCTTAAGAACCACGCGCCGTCCGTGGGGTGAAAGACGGCATTGTTCTGGAGAACACATGGAAGTTATAGACAATAAAGCATTGCTACTTAAGCTACGTGACCCGGAAAAGGTGACTAGTGTAATACCTAAAAGTAAAGAACTTAAAAATAACAAGGTGGTTGTTAACTGGGGGCTAGAAGAAACACACGTTTTAAAGAACTTAAATATAAACGCGCCATCCCCGATACGTACACGATACAGTTACACAGGCAAACACTCACCTATGAAGCACCAGAGGACAACCTCTGAGTTCTTTACCTTGCACAAACGAGGTTTCTGCTTCAACGAACAAGGAACAGGTAAGACTGCTAGTGCTATTTGGGCCGCTGACTATCTGCTTAACGAAGGCTACATACATAGGGTTCTAGTTATATGCCCTCTGTCTATCATGGATTCAGCGTGGCGCGAAGATCTGTTTACTTTCGCCATGCACCGCACCGTCGATATCGCTTATGGATCAGCTAAGAAAAGAAAGGCTGTGATCGACAGCGATGTAGACTTTGTAATCATCAACTACGATGGCGTTGAGATCGTATACGAGGACATACTCAACAACGATTTTGATCTGATAATTATTGACGAAGCCACGCACTACAAAAACGTGCAGACTAAACGCTGGAAAGTTTTAAATAGACTGATACGACCAAGCACTTGGGTCTGGATGATGACAGGAACCCCTGCTGCACAAAGTCCTTTGGACGCATACGGTCTGGCAAAAATTATAAACCCATCCGCGGTGCCTAGATTCGCTAGTGCGTTTCGAGATCAGGTGATGCTTAAGATAAATAACTTTAAGTGGATACCGAAGGAAGACGCTACCGATAGGGTGTTCAAAGCCCTACAACCAGCGATTCGTTTTACGAAGGACGAATGTTTAGACCTACCAGAACTGATATATGTAAAGCGAAGAGTAGAACTAACAAGACAGCAAAACAAATATTACAAAGAACTTAAAAATAAAATGGTCATGCAGGCCGCGGGCGAGCAGATTACAGCGGCAAACGCAGCGGTAAACATGAATAAGCTCTTACAGATATCTGCTGGCGCAGTGTACACGGACGATGGTGACTCTTTGGAGTTTGATATATCGCCTCGATACAAAGTGTTGAAAGAGGTAGTGGACGAATCCAGCAAGAAGGTGCTTGTTTTCGTACCGTTCAAGCACGTTATAGACATACTCACTGATAAGCTCCGAGCCGATGGCATACCCACGGACATCATTCGTGGTGACGTAAGCTCCCGCAAAAGAACAGAGATATTTAAACAGTTCCAAACAACCAGCACACCGCAGGTATTGGTGGTACAACCTCAAGCTGCTGCCCACGGCGTTACACTTACCGCTGCCAATACAGTAGTTTGGTGGGGGCCAACCAGTTCTTTGGAAACATATGCACAGGCAAACGCTAGGGTGCATAGGTCTGGACAGGACCATAAGTGCACGATAGTACAGCTACAGGGGTCATTCGCTGAACAACGTATGTACTCACTGTTAGATAATAGAATAGATAGCCACACAAAAATAATTGATCTTTACAAGGAAATACTTGATTAAGTAACTAGAAGTCATTATTGTACGTTGTCTGGTAAATGGAGAACCTAGATGGAAAACGGTACAAGCAGTGACCACTTAGCAAAACTGCTAAGGGTCTTTCTTAAGATGCGTCGAAAAAGGGAAGAGTTATCTAAAGCATTCAATGATGAGGATGCCAAGATAAAAGAAGCCCAAGAGCTTATTAAGCAGGAACTATTGGAGCACTGCAAAGAGCATGGCGTAACAAGCGTTAAGACAGACGAAGGTAACTTCTACCGCAGCGCAAAAACTATTTATTGGACCGACGATTGGGAAGAATTAAATAAGTTTGTGCTGGAGAAAGGTGTGCCTGAGTTTTATCAGAAGCGTTTGTCACAAGCAGTTATTAAGGAGTATCTGGAGGAGAACCCTACAGAGGTGCCTAAAGGACTGAACGCCAAGACTGAATACACCATAACCGTAAGGAAGAAATGATGGCTGAAGGACTTGTGGACATAGGCACGGTGGCAGAACACTTTCAAGTGTCGATAAGCACTGTGCGTTCTTGGATTAGGGAGAGTCAGATCCCTAAAGATACATATATGAAGTTGGGTAAAACCTACAGATTCAAACTTAGCAGATTGGAGCAAGCACTCTTGGATTCTAAACAAGATACCGAGACTGTTGAAGCTCCGTTAGATGCACACGTAGACTATTGAAAAGAATAAGTATCAGAGACAACGTGTTTCATAAACTCGTTGATGGGCAGGAATCTTTGATAGATTCAGAGGTTTTGGATGTGATCATAATCAATGCGGCAGTCATATCTAGGATGTACTACCCAAACGAATATGATCCTGACAAATCGTCTTCGCCTGTCTGTTGGTCATCTGATACTAGGAATCCCGACCCTGATGTAATTTGTAAGCAGTCATACCGATGTATGGATTGTGAACAAGATATTAAAGGTTCTGGTGTTGGTAATTCTAGGGCTTGTAAGTTTTCACAGAAGATAGCTGTGACGATTGAAGACAATCTATACGATATTTACCAACTGCAATTACCAGCAACTAGTTTGTTTGGTAGTGCAAAACGTGGATGGATGTCGATGCAAAATTACGCCAAACACTTGGCTAGTCACGACACATCTGCAATGATGGTGGTAACCAGAATATGTTTTGAACATGATGGTTATGCGCCGAGGCTTCGTTTTAGACCCATGCGGGTTTTAGATGAGGCGGAGTTGGAGGTAGTGGCTGAATTGGAGAACCACCCCGACACATTAAAGGCTATAACGATGATGGCTCCTGAGCCGTCTTACTCTACATCGCCTTTTGAAAAAGTTGACGGGTTTGTATTTAACAAAGCTACATAATTTTTAAGATGTTTTGGAGAACAAAATGGCAGAACAGAAAGAAGATCTGACTTACAGGTTGGATAATGTCGAGGCTAAATACCCTCGCATAGACAGAACGTACAGGTGGTCAAATGCAGATAGTATGACCGTACCTTGTGAACCTACAGAGGCAAACGCTAATTATTCTATGAGTTTCGTCATGGATAAATCGCAAGCTGATGCTTTGTGGAAGAGGATGCGTGAAGTCTACACAGCAAGACAGAAAACAGAATCGTCTTGGCCTAACAAGTTTGCAAAGCCTTTTACTGAGACTGATGATGGTAGGTGGGAGCACAAAACCGTTTTGAAAGGCGCATATGGCAAGGAAGCCACCAGACCGCCTATGGTAGTTGATTCCGTCAATAAGAAGTTAGGTGAAGACTTCAAGTTAACCAGTGGGAGCACAGTCAATTTAAGTTTTGTATTTGTGCCGTATTACATGGCTACAGGTGTGGGCGCGGGCGTGTCGCTACGATTGAGAGCGGTACAGGTGGTTGACTACGTGCCTATGAAAGAGTCATCGCCTTTTGATAGTGTAGAGGGCGGTTTTTCCGCTGGATCTACAGATAACGTGAGTCCGTTTGGTGCTAAGGTAGAGAAGGAAGCTA